AGTGGTAAACGCTGTTCAAGAGGTTGCAGATGCTGTAGGAGATGTAATTAGACCTGTTGCGGATGTAGTTGGTGATGTTGTGAGACCAGTTGCTGATGCTGCGGCTGATGTGTTACGTCCTGTGGGAGAGGCTATACTAGATAACCCTGACCTAAAGACAGCTGTAAATGTAGCTGCCGTGGCAACAGGTAACTCATGGGCTGTACCCGTAATTAATGGCGCAGATGCTGTAGATAAAGGGGCTGACCCTGGAAAAGTATTAGCGAGTGTCGTTGTGTCCACTGTGGCTGCCCCTGTGCTAGATGCAGCTGGTAGTGTTGTAGCAGAAACATTAACAGACACTATAGGTTCAACTATGGCTAATTTTGTTACTGACACAGCTGTAAATGTTGCAACAAATGGGGGTGACTTTGAAACAGCTATTATAGGAGCAGGGTTAAAAAGCACTGACATAATTAACAAGACCACAAACTCAATAGTTGACCCACTAAATATTGATACATCAACTGATTTAGGTAGAAAGTTAAATACAACGTTAAAAACAGGTGTATCTACACAGCTTCAAGGGGGAGACGGTGTTACTGCAGCCTCTGTCACACTTGCTAATAACGTAGTAATAAACCCAATACTAGAGCGTGGTGGAGATCTGTCTGATGAAGCCCTAAAAGATGTGTCTAATGTGTTATCTGAAACCTTTGTAGCAAGTGCAAAAGGGGAAGATCCAATAAACGCACTAAATAACAGTCTAAATAACGTAGCCACTGAAGATATACGAACACTAATAGGAGAGAGCGCAAAGAATTACATAGATCCTGTAGAAGAATTACCTATGGATACAGGAGAGATGTTGACTGAAGCGGTGTTACCTGACAAAGAAACATTAGATCAATTTAGAGATCAGCCTGACCCATTACTAGCAGCGCAAGAAGAGTTTGAGAAGATAGATGCACCTCCTGGAGCTTTAAGCACCCCTTTAAAACCTACATACACTCCCCCTGGGGTTCCTACGGAAGAAACACCCGTAGGTGATGTGCCAGCAATAGCACCTGAAGCACCGATAGGTATACCCTCTGCACCAAAAGATCCTTTTCCTAAAATAGTCGAGAGAGACCTCCCAGATATAAAACCTGTAGAAGAAGAGTTAGGGGGAGTTATAGACCCTGCTGTGTTTAACCAAGAACCAGACGTAGATGAATTAGTAAAAAGCGACCCTTTTTATGGTTACTATCTAGAAGGCAAAGAGCTAGCTGAATCTGACCAAACAAAAGAAATAGCTAAAAACATAGATAAATTTTCAGCTAAGAATATAGGTGCTGAAATAAAACAATATAAAACAGATCTTGCCAGAGGTGCAGACACAACGATTGATAATTATCTTACAGGGCTAGAAGCATATGCTTTGACAACAGGAAATGATGAATTAGTTCAATTTGCCAGAGAAGCTAGAGACAAATATACTTTTGAAGGACCTTCAGCCACAGCACAATTTATAAATTCAGAGGGAGAGAACTTTAATTGGGGCAAATTTGACAACGCTGTTTTGGAGCAAGGAGCAAATATAGGAGCAAGTATTCTTGCAGCTTTTGGCATAACTGCACTTACAGGAAACCCTGTAGCAGGTCTAGCAGGTCCTGTAGCTGTAGAGACTTTAAACGTTATTGGTCCTATAGCGATGGCGCAAGCGAAGAAAAACGGTAGAGAAGTACCAAACAAACAGGACTGGATCTTTGCAACAGGAGGGGCGTTATCTAGTGGATCTTTAAATGCGTTACCATTTTTTAAACTAAATAAAATTGGTAGAACGGGGGCAGAAGTCTTAACAGAAAGCACTCAAGAAGGTGTGCAAGACTATGCTAGTGAAGCTAACAAATATTTTGACAGTGAAACTTTTAAAAAATTACCTGAAAACATGAGAAAATACCTAGGGGCGGGACTTCTAGGTGGGGGGTCTTCAATAACAATAGAAACAGCTGCTGACGCTACAAAAGTTATAAAAGATGCAGGAACCAACGTATATAACACCTTTACAGGAAAAAGTAAGCCATTAGCACCCATATCCGCTCCTATATCTGAAACAGATAAAGATACTATGATACGAACTATGTACGCTGAAGCGGCAGATCAAGGAGCAGATGGCATGGCTGCTATAGCTCATGTTATACTTAATAGAACTGCTGATAAAAGATTTCCTGATTCTCCTGACCTTGTGGCTAAAGAGAAAAAGGGAGGTAGTCCATACGGACAGTTTTCTGCGTGGAATGCTCTCGACAAAGATGGTAACACGTTAGTAAACATTGACAAAAATAGTGCAGGGTACAAAGCGACTGAAAAAATATTAAATGAGGTATTGTCAGGAAAAAGAAAAGATAACACAGGGGGGGCTACTCACTACTGGAATCCTACAATAGCAAATCCTTCTTGGGGAGAAACTGTTATAAATCAACATTCTGATGGGGGTATAAAGGTGGGAGACCATCTATTTGCAGGTAAAATAGACCCAAAACCAGAAACTACAGTAGATCCAAAAGTAGACCCAAAAGTAGACCCAAAAGTAGACCCAAAAGTAGACCCAAAGGTAGACCCAAAAGTAGATCCAAAAGTAGATCCAAAAATAAATCCTATAGTAGACCCTAAAATAGCTTTTGACTTTCCTAACGAAGAAGAGGAGGGGGAAGAGGTGCTACAATCGTTAATTAAAGAGAGAACACCCCCAATGACTAATATTTTAGGGGGTTTGGGAGGCAGAACTGTGCAAGTTGATCCCCCAGAAACTGGAGAATTAGAGTATTTTTACGATTTTGAAGATATTTTTGCAAATCCTGAACAAAGAAGGTTGTTGCGTACTCCTTATGAAGAGAGTATAAATAGTATTGATGAGGCATTGCAGGGACTTGATGACCCAAACGAAGATTATGCAGATAAAATATTACGGTTAGCAAGGGGTAATATATAATGGCTGAAAAGAAGTCAAGCTGGTGGGATAGTATAAAAAGCACTGCTTCAGAGGCGTATGACTATCTTTTTGACACAGATTACAGCGTTCCAGGGTATGATACGAGTGCATCTGGGCCTTCATTTAACTATTCTACATCTCCAGGTAGTGGTAGTACAGGTAGTACAGGTAGTACAGGTGGAACGGGTGGAAGTTTTTTAAGTAAGCCGTCTGATATATACCAACTGATAGACACGTATAAACGAGTTACAGGGGGAGGAGGAAGCTCTTCTTCTGGGGGTATAACAAATACCTCAGATATGAACCCCTATGCTAGATTACTCGCTTTGGGTGCTGGAGGGTTAGGGGGTTTTTTTGCTCCTGACCTATTATTTGGAAACAAGGATACAGCAGGGTACAAAGGGTCTATACCAGAGTATGACGCAGTTCGTGCAAGAGTGCCAGATACGTTTGATCCAAACAGAAGACCTGGAAGTGGTGGGCAACGATATTTTTCTGATATACAGTTTGTTCCTCAAGGAGAGGGGGCAGCCAATATGGAGGCTGCAGCCACAGAGGCAAAGGGGTTAGCTGCTTTAAATAGAGCAAATCCTGCTAGTTACCCTGTTGAAACTATGAATACAGGAGGTGAAATTAAGAAATATGACATAGGGGGTCTTATAGAGCTGATAGGTCAAAATCCTCAAATATTAGATTATTTGGCTTATGCAACGGCAGGCACAGGTCTAGGAGGACTGGGAGCAGTGCTTAGAAGAAAGTACAAAGAAGCAGATAAGAAAGATTTTAACGAAGGTGGAATGACTTCTAAAAAACAAGGTATGTATCTAGACGGAGCCACTGATGGTATGGCTGATGAAATACCTGCTATGATAGACGGAGAACAACCTGCTATGTTAAGTGATGGTGAGTTCGTAATCCCTGCTGATGTCGTTAGCCATTTAGGCAACGGAAACTCTGATGCAGGTGCAAAAGAACTAGAAACTATGATGAATGAAGTAAGAATGGCGAGGACGGGGACAAAGAAGCAAGCTCCAGAAATTGATCCTCAAGACTTCTTGCCGACTTAGGAGAGCATAATGGCAACAACAGATTCTTTGAAAGACATAGACCTAACAAGTCCAGATACAGGAGCTGCCACGGGTGTAGAATCGTCTTTATCTCCTTATGTGGGTCCTTATGTAACTGAAATGTTGGGTAGAGGCGCAGGACTCGCTTCCATGCCTTATCAAGCGTACACAGGTCCTTTGACGGCTGGACCGTCTGAACTACAAACAAAAGCATTTGAGGGTATAGGTTCGTTAAATGTTCCTACCAGTAGTATGGGCGCATTTACCCCCCAAACTTTTACAGGTGGTATAGCTACGCAGTACATGAACCCCTTTTTAGATGCTGCTTTAGCACCACAACTAGCTGAAGCAAGGAGACAATCTGATATATCTGCTCTTGCTGACCGATCCAGACTTACAAAGGCAGGCGCATTTGGTGGTGGTAGACAAGCCATAATAGATGCTGAAAGAGACAGAAACTTACAACAAAACCTAGCGGCCATAACAGGAAAAGGCTATACAGACGCTTTCGATAGAGCTATGGGGCAGTTTAACGTAGAACAAGACAGAGCTAGAGGAGTGCAAGAAGACATAAATAGATACGGATTATCTGCTCTGGGCAAGATTGCTAATCTTGGTGGAGTGCAACGAGATATAGAATCGCAAGGTATAACCGCGGACAGATTGCAATTTGAAGAAGAGCGAGATTTCCCGTATAAGCAAGTTCAATATATGTCGTCATTATTGCAACAACTACCGTTATCCACACAATCGTACACATATAAAGAGCCTTCTCCTATAGATAGAATAATAAGTGGGGGCGTGAATGCTTTGGAATTAGCAGACACATTTACAAATTTCTACAAAGAATTATTTCCAAATAAGGAGAGTTAGCCCGTGACCCGTGTAATAGATGATTTAGACAAAAGAGCAGGGTTGTATAGCATGTTACCTGAAGGTCAACTACAAACCATGCAAAGACAAGGACTACAAAACTTGTCAAGAGGTGTGCCTCCTGCGTTAATGGAATTATTAGCTGTGCAGTCTGCTATAAAGGCAAAAGATACTGCCAAAGCAAGCTTAATAGCGGCTGAACAAAAAAACGTAGAAACTATAAAAGACAAAAAAGAGAACGAGTTGTTAGCAAAATCTCGTGAAGAGGTAGGTCTTCCCTCACAGCAGGAGATGGCTAAAGGAGTTTTAGGGGCTTTAGCTGTTAAACAAAGAGACGCTAATAAAAACATGAAAAGACTAGCAAACCTTGACCCTGCGATGATAAAAGCTCTACAGGCACAGCGTAAAGGTGTTGCATCTGTGAAAAGAGAACCCACAGTCCTAGCTGCTGGTGGCTTAGTTCCTGGGTATTTTCTTGGTGGTGCATTGTCAGCACTCGGCACAATAGGGAGGTCTCTCATAAGCCCTCTAGCTACAAGTGCTAAATTATTAAAGCCTAAACCTGGAGGTATAGGAGGAGCAGGAAAAACAGGCACAGGAGGCGCAGGAGGCACAGGTACAGCTCTAGTGCCATACAATCGTAGTCAGATAGGTCCATACCTAGGACCAAAAATGAAGAAAGAGGTTCCTCTTGGGTTAGGGCTGATGACCTTGCCTTTTGGGTTTATGGGAGGACTTCCAGATGAACCCAAAGAAGAACAAAAAGAAACTACCAAAAAAACAACTCCAGAACAAAAGCTACCCGCAAAGACACCAGAGGGTATACCAGAAAAAGAATCAAGAAATGATGCTCTTGATAGGTTAAAATATGTGTTAAGCACCCCTGGAGGGTTTCAAAATCTAGCTAGGGCAGGGCAACAATATAACCAGATGCAGTTAAGAAATGAGCTAGCTGAACAGAGGTTAAATATTGATGAGGCTACAGCAAGAGCTGCGGCAAAATTAGCTAGCGTAAAACAACAATCTTTAGATTACAGTAAGTTGTTAGCCAGTATGAGTACAATTCAAGGACAGATAAACGAAATAACTAAAGATGTCATGGACAGTCAGTTGGCAATGACTTATGAGCAAAACTTAGAGAAACTTAGACAAGACCCTGATAACGAGTCATTGAGAGCAGAGGTACAGTCTCAGGAAGCCATGTTAGAAGCGGCTATATTACGTAGGGTTGAGGCTTTCCAAAAAGAACAAGGTGGAGAGAACTTGTTTGCACAGCTACGAGCTATACAACGTTTGCTGTACGCAGGGGACATAGATAGAAGTCAACCTGCAAACGTGGTTCAATCTTAAAGGAGTGCGATGCCTACCTATGAAATATACAAAAAAGACGGCACTCCCATACGAGTTGAAGGCCCTGAAGGAGCTTCAACAGAAGAATTAATTGATTTATACATAAAACAACGTCTAGCCCCAGAAAGAAAAGCCCCTGAAGCAGACGGGCTGGAGCGTATGCTAGAACTTTCTAGAGAAGCTCAAAGAAAGAAGCCTGTAACAGTAGGGCAGGCAGTAGTTGACTTACCAAAAAGTTTTTTGAGAGGTGCTACTGGGATAGCTGAATCAGGTCTTTTGGGGACGATTACACCGTTACCTGAGTTTTTAGAAGCCCCTGCAAGGAAAGGCATACAAGCTCTAGGTGGAGGCATACAGGATTTGTTAGCTCCTCCTCCAAATATACAAGCAAAACTACAGGATGACGAGTTTCAACGTGGTGAGCTTCTTTCAAAATTTGGAGAGGCTTTAGGGTCTTTTGGTGGTATTCTTGGCACAGCTGCAATAAATCCCCTTGCAGGCGCAGGGTTGGCAGTTACAGCGGGCGCAGGTGAAGCAAGCGAAAGAGCGCGAGCTGCTGGGGCTAAAGAAAGCGAGAGAGCAAAAGCCGCTAGGTTAGGAGCAGTCGTAGGAGCTTCAGAGCTTATATCACCGCTACGAATAATAGGTAAGTTTAAGAAAAATATAGGTAACAATGCAACTGATGACATCTTAACCAGAGGCAGAAGAATCCGTAATGAAGCTGGTGCAGAAGGAGTGCAAGAATTTTCTGCGTCTGTTGCACAAAACCTAATTGAAAGAGGTATATATAACCCTGAACAAGGGTTTTTTACAGGTTCTGGAGAAGCTCTAGGTTATGGTGCAGGAGTTGGGGGGTTTGTCCAAGCAATCACAGAAATGATAATGTCAAGGAGAGGAAGGAAAAATGTTCCAGAAGTTGACGACGAAGGAGATGCAGACCGCACTAGAGCTGATCTACCAGACGAACAAAAAAGAGTCGAACGAGATACTCGTCCCTTACAACTTGAGAAAGATACACCCCCTAGAGTGGGCCTTATTGAGTCAGATGTTGGACGTGATGATGTCGGAAAAGGAAAACGAGACCCATCACTAAAGGATTTAGTAGACTTTTACGGTACTTTGGAGGGACCTGCGTTAGAGGCAAGAGCTGTAGAAGATTTAGACTCGTTATATAGCGATGTCAGGGTGCAACAAGGCATAACAGATAAAAACATAGAAACAGCTACTAGCAAAGAAACTGATAAAGAAACTGTTACCGATCTTACAGCGCAACCTAGATATAAAAGGGGATTTCAACCAAAAGATACACGTGAAGCAAATGAGAAAGCCAAATCTGTATATGAAAGTAATTTGCAATCAAGGTACTACCTTGAAGAAGGACAAAAACCCGATCAATTAAGAACGTTTAATGAGAACCTTGATATTAAACCCAAGCCAGCCATAAAAGAACTTAGTGATGGCACAACATTAATTATCGACGATCCGACAAAACCGAGTGTATTAGATGTTGATGACTTACCCGTGCAAGATAAGAATAAGGTGCTAGCTCTAATCGAGTCAAAACCACCAAGAGAAAGAGGTGAAGGTGATCCCAAAGAAGGGTTAGACGCAGATTACCCCAATGTTGATTTTCTTGTAGCTCAAACTTTGAGTAAAGATCCTAACGTAGAAAACGTTTTAGATGAAGCAGCGTATCAAATGCGGTTTCCTGAAAGAGAAGCAGAAATACCTGAAGACGCTACACCTTCACAAAAACTAAAAGCCATAGAGAAAGCTAAAACAAAAGAAGTAAAGAAGTTTACAGAAACTGTGGCAGTTCCTCTAATAGATACGGAAAAAGGTTACAAAACATATTTGCAAGATCTAAGAAGTAGAGAAGCAAAAGGAGAGACAATAGAAAAGAAAGACAAATCTTTTGACGCTTACTTGAATACGTTGGAAGATAGGCAAGCAAAGGGAGAGAAGATATTTAAAATTGAAAAACAAGTAGATCCTGGAGGTCCTTACTATAGAGGTATGAAAAAGAAAATTGCTCCCGAAGGAGAGGATGCGTATTTCTTAAATAATACAGGACAAGAGGCTGCATTAAGAGTTGCTAACTGGGTGGAAAACAATTTTTCACCAGAGGGTAAAGCTTGGTTTAACGAAAGAGTAGAACTCTACAGTCAAGATAAGCCTATAGGAACTAAGGGGCAACAGGGTAGGGTTAGAAGATTCCAAAAAAGAGAAGAACAAAGTTTAAAGAAAGATAAAAAAGAAGAAACAGCTTTTAAGAAAGAGTTAGTAAACCCTACTACGGGAGAACGCTACGACGCAGAGATCGTGGCTGATGTTGGTTTTTACAGCCCCAAGGCAGGTAGAGTAGTCCCTATTACTGAAAAACAAAGAAAAGCCGCTCAAAAAAGTTTAGATAACCTAAATGCTTTACCCTACAGCGAGATAAAAAAGTATGATCGCTATGAACCTGACGATATGGCTAAATTTGATCCCATAGGACGCGAATTAAAAAAAGAACAAGCTTGGGATAAATCAGTAAAAGAAGCAAAAAAGATGCTTATGTCCCAATATACCTTTGGGTCAGGTTTCCATACTGAAGGAGATTTAAACGAATTAGCGAAAGACTTATATCATTCTAGATATAGATCAGAATATTTAGGTTTAAAAACCAAAGAAGAACGAAAAGCAGAAACAGACAAACTAAGAGAAGAAAAAAGAAAATTTGGCGCAGAAGCTCTTAAACGTAGAAAAGAAAAACGTTTTATAAGAGAACAAACGGCTAAAAAGAAGAAACAACTAACACCTGAAGAAGCTGTAGCTTTTGCTCTGTATCTAGCACGAAAAAATAACCTGCTAATAAGAAAAGAGGTAGAACTAAGAGAGAGTGTAGATAAAGAATTTAAGCTACCTAAAGACGCTGTTATAGACCTTGAGTATCCACTATCTACTAGAGTCATAGATCATTTGGGTAATAACAGGTTGTTTGAAGCCTTAAAGGTATTAGCATTAGATACCAGTAACAAAGTAACGTCTAATATCGCTAACAGGTTCGCTGACTTAACAGGCACAACAGAAGTTGTTATAGTAAAAAATTTAAAGGCGAACGGCAGAGCTGTTGCAGGTTTATTTGACCCAAAGACAAACACCATACGATTAGACGCAGAGTCTGGTATGACTCGTCACGTGTTACTACATGAGATGGCACACGCTCTAGCTTCCGCAGAACTAGCGAAAAAATCAAGTCCGTTTGCTAAACAAATAAGCAACATATTTGAGCAGGTTAAAGATAAGTTAGGCACAGCGTATGGAGCTAGCAATGTGGACGAGTTTGTGTCTGAACTAATGAGTAACCACAGATTTCAACAGGTATTGAGTCGTATAAACATAAAAGGAGATCAAGTAACCACACACCCTTTTGTGGTCGCTATGCAGAGGTTAAAAAACATTTTCTCTAATTTATGGAGACGTTTGACTGGACAGCCCCAAGTAGATATAAATGCTTTTTCTCTATCAAGCGATATTGTAGAGAGCTTGCTAGCCCCTGCACCTAAGTACAGAGACGCAGGTATGTTCTTTATAGGTCCGTCTAACATAAAAGACGGGTTCAAAAACTTTTTAAACAGACCTCAAAAAAGAAAAAAATTTCTAAATAAAGAAGAGCAAGACACCTATACTGACATGGCAATAGAAACCCTAGCAAGAGGTACTGTTACTGAGTTTGCAAAAGATAGTTTCTTAGGTATTGGGGATCTTCAAACTATATCAACTCTTGCTGATAAAATAGGGTTCAGAGGCACAGGTGACAGGTTAAATGTTGCAATACAAAAATTAAGAGGTGCTTTGGAACGAGCGGGTAGAGAGTTTGACATAGAGTTACAAAAGATAAACTCTTTTATGACAGATCCAGCCAAACAAAAAAAGAAAGAGCTATTAGATAAGGTTATTTACAGTTTGGAATACGGCGCAACTATATACCAAATAGACCCTGACAAAAAAGAATCTGACTACATAAATAAAAAAGGTGAAGATATAGTCGTAGACGGAAACAACTTAAGAGAAAAATGGAGGCAGAACCAACGAGTGTGGAAAGAGTTAGGTCCAGAGGGTAGAAATGTATACCGCACCATGCGTAACTTTTACAGAAAACAATATAAGAAACTATTGAACTCATTAGAAACAGAGATGGATAGATCCATGTCTAGTGAGAGAGCTAAGAAATTAAAAGAAGGACCTCTAAGAAAACTTTTTGCCCCAAACACTTTAGACGTATATTTCCCTCTTATACGTGAAGGCGACTACGTGGTAACTTACGAACTTAAAGATCCAAAAAAGGATGGCGACCCAAGAGTCACAGTTTTAACAAAAACACAAACCGCTGCTGATAATCTTGCCCGTAAACTTGACGCAAATGATGATGTAGTAGCAGACTCTGTGCGTGTATATAGCCAGAAAGAAGCTAATAATGAGTTCGTAAAAACACCACCCACAGGATTTGTAGGTGAGATATTAGCTGCTATAGATGCAGGAGATTTAGAAGCAGAACAGAAAAGAGCCACAAAAGATGAGATTATAAAGTTATATATAAATACGTTACCAGAAACATCCTTTGCTAGATCTCTCCAGGGCAGAAGAAACATAGTGGGGTTTGACGCTGATTCTCTAGCAGCATTTAAAGACAAAGGGTTTTCTTTGGCACGTCAAGTTGCACAGCTTGAGCAAGGTAGAGAGATACGTAAAGTAGAAAGTGATATACAATCTATAATAGGAGCCTCTAAAAATGAGAAAGAATTTAAAAAACAATCTCGTTTAAGAGACCTAGGTATAGGACCGCCAACCATAGAGAGAGTAGGCACAGAGTTGTTAAGGAGAGGTAACTTTGCAAGAAACGGAGCCTACAACAAAGGATTAGAAAAAATAGCAAAAACTGCAAACCAAACGGCTTTCTTATACACCATAGGTGCAAACATATCATCGGCATTGGTAAACTTGTCTCAAGTGCCATTATTTGTATATCCTTATTTTGGCGCAGAATATGGATACGATACGACGTTTGGGGCTATAAAAGACGCTACAAAGATAGTGGGTAATGGTAAAGTAGACATAACGTCTTACTACGACATAAAAGATGGAGAATATACTGTTAAAGACACCATGACCACGTACACGGGTAAGACTAGAAAAGTACAAGACGGAGAGAAGAAAAAGATGGAGGCTTTCGCCCCTCTTATAAAAGAAGCTGATGAAAGAGGACAACTCACTCGTACTTGGATATTAGACGCTCTAGGTATAGGTGAGACAGGTCGAGAAAAACGAGGTGACTACAGTCTTGTAGATAAAATTACTGGGTTATCGGCAGGGTTGTTTAACTACGCAGAACGAGCTAACAGACAGACTACGCTACTTGCTTCTTATGAACTAGCGTTACGAAAGATAGTAGACCCTAAAGGTAAGATGTTTAAGGAGGGAGAGTATTCTTTAAACAAACTATTTAAGAACGCTACACAACAACAAATAGACGAAGCTGTAAATACAGCCCTCAAAAAAACACAAGAAACTAACGGAGGCACAGTTTTAGAAACAGCTCCTCGTATAGCACAACAACACCTTGGTCGTGTGGCTATGATGTATAAAAGCTATGGGATACGTATGTATACGACAATGCTACAGTCCACGTACACAATGTTTAACGGTTTTGGTAACGAAAATTTTTCTAAAGAAGAAAGAAAAATAGCTATGAAACAGTTAATAGGCGTACACCTTAGTGCGTTATTCTTTGCAGGGGTTCAAGGTCTGCCTCTGTATGGAGCCTTAACAATGCTCGCTGATATATTTCTTTTAGATGACGAGGAGGATGATGCTGATACTGTAGTTAGAAAAACTGTGGGTGAAGAGTGGTACAAAGGAGCCGTTAACCTAATTACAGGTATGGATGTCGCTTCTAGAACTCGTCTCACAGGGCTTTTGATACAAGAAAACCGATATAATAAAGATGCTTCGTTTGAAGAGAACGTCTTCTTTTACCTTGGAGGTCCCGCTTTTAGTACAGGGGATAGATTAGCTAGAGCGTTCGTTGATTTTAAAGATGGTAATTTTGAAAGAGGAGTAGAGGGTGCGCTACCCACTGCATTGTCAAACTTTTGGAAGGCGAGTCCTTTTGGTAGAGTAGCGAGAGAGGGTTATCTAACACGTAGGGGAGACGCTATATATGGAGATCCTACCTTTGGAGATTTAGCAGGTTTATTTATAGGGATACCCCCTGTTGAATATACACAACAAATGGAAAAAAATAATATACTAAAAAATATTGATGTCGCAATAAATAAAAAGAAAACTAAAATAGTGAAAAAACTATACACCAGTATGCGACAAGGTGATTTCGATGCCTATGAAGATGCGTTAGAAGAATTACAAAAACATAACGAAAAGCATCCTCTATCCGCCATAACACCTGAGTCTATACGCAGGTCTATGAACAGGCATAAAGAATCATCAAAAAATATAGCAAGAAATAATGGGATAAACATATCTTCTGCCAACCAAGATCTTATAAACTTAAATGAGGCGGAATATGATAGTGATTATACTTTCTTTGGGTAAAAAGAGTGACCACCCGAAGATGGTCACATAAGAGAAAGAGAGTGACAAGTGTAACCTGTCACCCTACATTTATCACAAAATTCTCCAAATGCGAACACCTAATTTATTATCTTCTACACGCACATGCGTTTTTATATCCCAACCTTTTGTTTTTGCTATATTTTTTATTTGTTGTATAGCCGCCTGGGTATTGATACATAGGATAAATACAGAAGAACTTGTTACCATATTATCCCAATCTACTATAATTCTCACACCATCTGGGTTCAAATCATCAGACTTCAATATGCCTTGTCTTATTCTCATTCTCTATAGAGCAATCTACAGCTATAACTCTCGTTACAGGTAGGTTCATATGTGTGCCTTTGCTTAGACGCATAGTGGTGTTTGTTGCACCCAGTTTAGTTTTAAGGTCCTGCATAAAAGATGTATAGTCTATTTGCTGTTGTCCACACCATGCCTTCAAGGGCTTTGGTATCAGATAGGCACGTTTTAGATCAGTTTCATAACGTGCAACCAATTTACCTCTTGGTAACGCTTCAGGTATAACAATATTAGTGACACCATCTTCTTGCTTACGCAGGTCATCAGTGCTTTTTATCCATAATACGTTACTCCAATGTTCGTGTATGTAATCATTAAGTGTTTCTTCTACAGATATACTCATATCTGACACCTCGTTTTTACTCTCTTTCAAACGATCTATTGCCCATTTAAACACTTTCTTTGGGTCATAACCCACAAGCCCCAAACGATTTGCTAATATAACGCCTGTCATACTAGCCGCTACCAGAGCAGACCAAAACCTATTCTCTGCTTTTAATCCTGCTTGAGTGTCTACTCTGACTTGTACTTTTTGTAGAAGCTTCTGTACTTCCTCCAAGTGGTTGATAACGTATTTTATGTATATTCTACCTGCATGACCGTGGTTACGCTGTAGCTGTAAGTTAAACTTGTCTGTTTCTTCTTTTGAACCAAACTTCATATCTGGGACACGTATCTCCATAAGCCTCTGCGCTTCAGCTTTTGGCATGGCTTTGGCTGTGCTTATCTTTTCTATTAAACTACGGTTTGCACTTGTGACTGCTATAAGTTTCCAAGGTTTACCACGCTTTCGCTCTACGTTCCCACCTTGAGACATTCTGTTCCTTTGTTTACCGCTTGTAAGCTGATACACAAGGTCAGACAACTCTCTAGCCGAGGCGTTCGTAAGTTCGTCCATATATAATGGTAGACTGTGATACAGCTCCCCTCTGTTCATCATAGAGTTGTGCGTATCCTTTTCAAATATTAACAAATCAGCGTGATTACCCCATACAGACAAAGCTGTATTCATAGCTGTAGTCTTACCAACTCCTGACCCACCATTTAGATGTAATCCTGCGCAGTTTATTGGTAAAAGAGACATGAGAGGCGAACCAAATGACGTGCCAACCACAAACTGATGTAGTTCAAACCCATCACGGTTATAAAAGTTAGCTAAGTTCTTCCACTCCTCTAACGTGCCTTTGGGTTCAAATGCTTTCATCAATCCTGCTGTTTGCACTGATGGAGGGTTAGATCGCACGTCATCTTTACGTATTTCTTCCTTGCCAAGAACAAAACCTCCAAGTTCTTCATCTGACCAACCAAACTGTGTGCGAGCCATGTCAGCTGTCGTCTTTGCTTGCAGTTGTGTTATCCACGTCGTTGTATACTTCATTATATCCTCCATACCCAACACAGCTATACCTTCCATAGCTAGTTGTTTTCTAAGTTCTTCCCTAGATGTTACAGAAGTTAAAGGAACTGTAAACTCTCTAATACCATCTTGCGGTAAGTGTAATCGCATGACGACAGCTTCACCTGTGTCCTCGTCACGAATACGCTTAGTAACATACAAGTCATTCTGGTATATCATCTTATCTTCTGTATTACCCTCTTTATCTTTAAAACGCATATACACGCCACCATTCGCCCCCCGAAAATACGGCTCTGGATATAGGGGTATATCTTTTGATGCAGGTGCTTTCTTTATACTTTTACCTAAAGATATAGGGGAGGTTATCTTGTCCCAATGTGAACAAGTCGAGCATGGCTCTGGGTCCTCCTCTGCAAACTTAGCACACGTATAAGGACCTTTTATGAGTTCCACCTTCTCATCTGTTAAGTGTTTGCTGTACTCTGGGTGTCTCTCAGACATTTTATGCACGGCTTTGTCTGCATCGTTACAGAACTTTGCGATAGACAGCCCTGCTCTCCACAAGGGTTCGCTTATATCTTGTTGGTTCTCCATTATATTTTTTAACTGTTCGCATCCTCCACCTTTCATAGTCTTGGTCAGTATGTTTTTAAAACCAAACTCTGAGTTTTCTATTATAGCTTTCTTAAACGCACTCTCTTCGTTGTCCACTTTGGTAGGTACAGTCACCCCCTCTTTACCAATCAATCGTGCAAACTCATCAAACTCCACGTCACGAAACTCACCTGTACCAAAGAACATGACAGGTTTCTGTGTGCCACGTTTGTGGTTACGTGTGCCAGGAACTCTAAGTACACGAGCGGCATCGGCAGTTACACCATTGTCTGCTGACAAGTTATGCTGTATACACATATCCTTCAGTCCCTGGGCCACGGGTAGCCACTCACCGTACGATACACTCTCTGTAAGCACCCAGTATACGTGTATACCATACCCAGAATTAATTAGCATCGGGCGAGGTAGACCTGTCTCTTTAACAAATCTTTTTAAATCGTGAAAAGCTGTGTTTTGGTCAGGATATTCTTTACCGACACCGCAGTCCAAATCTAAGTAAAAAGAACTCAAGCTCTTTACGTTTGTTACTTTTCTATCATTGCTTGTTGTAAAAGTGGCTAATCCAAAGTATGCGTTTATACCTTCAGCGTCTAACTCGTTAGCCCTGCTTATTACATCATCTATAGTTGCATGGAAGCTCTGTACTTTCTTGTCACCAAGACCTAGTACAGAATAATATCCATCACCTAAAACTCTCTCTAAAAATTTTTTTGTTTCCATTTTTCCCACCTTGTGCCGAAGACACCACGACAAGATACGGCACGTTATCCTTTCGGCAAAAACCTAGTCGTGGTGTAGTTCTATTAATCGTCCCAATCGTCAACGATAGAACTCAAGTCGTCATCAGCATCCTTGGTGGGAGGGGAGGGCTTTTTAACGACCTTCTTTGGCTCAGATACAGGCTCTTCCTTATCCTCTATAATTACAAGAGGCTCGTCGAAAGGATTATCTTCAGTCTCATTAAACACAAACCCATCAGTTGCCTCAAAAGGATTTCTTTCTTCTATAGGCACGTACTTTATGACCTGTACGGCTCTTAAACGTAACGACACATTCTGCTTACCACCCATGTCATACGGATAAAACTGCACAGCCACATTGACTGTGCTACCTGTTGTCAACAAAAAATCATCTGGTAGCCTGTTACCTTTGGCATCAAATTGCAAAGGCTTTTGGGTTACTTTGTTTTTGTACGCCCCTTTCAGATTTGCCTTGTGCGTGAACATGCCATCATCGTCTTTGACAAATTTACGCTCTAATTTATCTGCCCACTTCTCTTTTTTGTTGGCTTGGTAACTCTGTGTCATAGCAGTAAACAATGCCTTTGCAGTATCATTATCCATACGAAACTGTATGGAATACTCTGCATTTGGAGCAGTGGGGTCACACGGTACAGACCGTCCTTCGTTACTATCAAAGTGATAAGTCGTGTTTATCTTAGGCCATAGAGCCTCTACGTTTTTTATAATATATTGTTCCATTTATCTCTCCTTCTCTCTATATTATAAGTCTTCATCTAATTCCGCTAGTGAGTCTTCGCCCACTGTTTCTTCGCTACGTTTACTAGATGCTTTCGTCAGTGCAGTAGCTACATCACTAACACGAAACCTGTAAGTCTTACCTATCTTTATATAGGTATCCTCTGGTATATGTTTCTGATGTACCCAAGCACGAACAGTCGATACAGACACACTAAAATGTTTAGCTACGTCTTCTATTGTTATAAAAGGTTCATTCATTTCTTCCTCACAGAAATTGTTACTTCTTCTTCAATCTCTAATCCCTCTGGCTTGAGATCAGGATTTTCTTCCAAGAACTCTCTCATGTTCGCCTGATTGATACGTTTGTCAAGTAATTGAGGTGCGTTTTCTTCCACAATAAGTCTGTGCATAGCATCCCATTCACTAACCCAGTATTTCTTTTTAGTCGAACGAAAGAACAATCCTTCAGAAGTTCTCACGCTTTCTACATTGTGAGCTTCACAATGATCTAGCATTGCCTGCTTTACGGTGTCCATCTGCCGTATAAGTTTGCCATCTTCTTCCTTATACTTGGCTGACAGCATGGATCTTTCTGCTCGTATACGTAAATACGTTTTTGCCAACTTGTCAGGGGTTACTTTGTCACCCATATCTCTCTCCTATTCTTATTATCTAATAACATATAATGCTAAAAAGTAACTTAGTCAAGTACTTCTTTGTAAAGTTCTATAAATTTTGTGTGTACGTTTATTTTTCTATCTAATAGCCTGTATACGTGCTTTTCTGCATCAGAACCTTGTAATTGCACGACTGTGCATTTATGTGTTTGTCCTGACCTATGCACACGTGCGTTTGCTTGGTCGTATGTTTCTAACGAACTCGTTGGCCCCCACCACACCACTGTGTTAGCTCGTGTTAACGTAACACCGTGTGATGCTGCTTGTGGTTGTATCACCAGGACTGTTGGGTCGGTCTCCTCTTGAAACCTTTTAAATATCTGTGTGCGTTTGTATGCAGGGACATCTCCACGTATGACCTCTGTGGCTATACCTTCCGAACGTAGTTTATCTGTTAGTATATCTATGGCATGTTTGAAAGGTACGAATACAAGAACCTTTTGACTAGACTCATCTATCACCTCGCGTAGCACCTTGTATCTGTTCTTTATGTCAAACTCCAACACGTCGCCTTCGTCTGTGTAGATTGCCCCTGCTGATATTTGCAGCAACTTGTTAAGAGTTACAGCCGCATTTATGGCTGTTACTTGTTCGCCTGTGATATCTAACACAAGCTTTGTTTTTAACTCTTTGTAGTATTTCTTCTGTTGTGCTGTAAGCTCCACTTGTCGTTTCGTATATACCATAGGTGGTAAATCAAGACACTCGTCCTTTGTAAAACGTATAGCAGGTTGCAACGCTCTATACACTATGTCTGTAGCGTCTGGTCGTATCTTCCATGTGAACTGCGATACCTTTATCATGACCATATCTTTAAATGCACCAAAAAATCTTGGTACTCTATGAGGGCTAACAAGTTTTGCCAGACCGTATGCGTCTGTAGGATTTTGCGCGGCTGGTGTACCTGTCATCATCCACAGCCACGTGTTATCATGTATTAGTTGACGTAGTAGCTTCCAACGCCTCGTCTGGACATTCTTATAATGTGTGGCTTCATCTATAATAATTAAATCAAACCCACCTTTTTTGAGGTCATCTAGTACGATACCTACACCATCGTAGTTTATAACCACGTAATCTGACCCCTCTTGTATTATCTTACTACGCTTATCTGCTGACCCATGTGCTACAGAAACTGTACGATGTGTGGCAAATGTAAACAAGTCATCACGCCATGCGCTATCCATGATCGAGAGCGGGCATACTACAAGCACTCTGTTTATTATACCTTGTTTCATCAGGAAATCAGATGCCCATATGGCACTTGCGGTTTTACCTGTACCTTGTTCGTTGAAACAAAAGCCTTTTTGGTTTATGGTAAGGAATGATGCGGTTGAAATTTGGTGGTCAAATGGTTGGTATCTTCCTGTCCATGTGTATTTTGCTTCTATGGGTGATGGTGATTTTATACCTAGCTGATTCAGGCTCTGTGCTTCTTCCAGACCCCAGTTAACTATAACTTCGTTATCCCCAACCTTTCGGCTCTTGGGTATGGCGTTTATAACCTTATCAGGGTCACGTAACCGTAGGCGTAAAGCCTTGTTGTCTATTATTTGCATTTCTCTTTCTCATTTTTATATTTATTTTTTAGTCTTCTTGTTGGACTTTTTTAATACAGACTGTATTGTCTTTGCTTGTTTCGCATGAGTCTTTGACGCTTTGCTTAGACCCTTCGCTACTTTCTTTAATTTGTTTTGTATCTGTCTAGTCATTTTTTCTTGGTCGCCCCCTTTTTCGCTTCATGCTTGGCTCTGAGTTCTTGCTTTGCTCTTTTTGCGATAGCGGCTTGCCTTGGCTTTCCTGCGACTTTGGCTCGTTGCTCCACCACAGTAAGAATTTGAATCTTCCTAGCATATGGCTTATTAATACGCTTAACCTTACGAGCAGTTGCTTGGGCATCTGCCACAGTGGCAAATTTAATAGGGACTGTATCTTTGGGGTTTTCATCTGTGTAAAGTCTCCTTCCTGTTCCTTTTGGTTTCTTACCTGTTCCGACTTTAGGGTCTTTCTTTTTCATTTCTTTTTCTTCTTCTGTCCGTTTCTTGCTCTGTTCTTTGAGGGACTTTCTAGCCTTGTGCCATCTTTGTTTGAACCACCTTTGCTTAACATCTTATTGTGTGATATGTCTTTGCCCTTACGATTGATACCCTTCTTGTCGTAGGCTCTCCTAGCACGTTGACGCTCCATCCTATTAGCATGTTCGCCACGTTTCTTTTGTTGTTGATATTCCTTCTTGTATGGTCTAGGTGATTTAGTATACGGCATCAGTTACTCCCATTGTAAACACACTCTATGACCGCGCAGTGCCTACGGCATAATCCACTTGGTCGTGCGTTCCATATATCGTTATCATGTGCGACTTGCATACGTTCATAGTTAGCTAACCATTTATCCCATAGGTCTGTCAACATATCTATTGTGTATTTCGCTTTTATGAATTTGTTAGCAACGACAAACATCAAAGCCGCGTTGACTTGTTCTACTTCAGGAAAATGTTTAAATGTAGCCATCGCCATAAGCTCTAGTTGTCCTTTGTCCGCATATTCTGCGTTACGTCCAGTCTTATAGTCTACCACCCAAGCTTTCGTGCCGTCAACTATTACCAAGTCTGCTATTCCACGCCACCACACGTTTTTGTCTTTGAACCCACAAGGCTCAAGCTCTGCGGTCAACCCCATACGCATCTCTGTAAACTTGTTACCCTGCCTTCGTCCAAGTGCTTCGAGGGGGCCTCTGAGAAAGGCAAACCTATCTGGTATTGGTGTTCCATCACGTATGAAGTCCTCCGCTACAGCATGCAATTCCGTGCCGTAACGCATCGCCTCTGTGTGTGGCTCTTTGTAATCTTTAGCTATTTTCATATGGTAGAACTGTTTGGGGCATTGTTCAAACGCCTTAATTCTACTATATGACCAAGGTGCTATGCTCACTCACATTCTCCATAAGATTTGCCTGTCCCCGACTCACAATCTATCGGTAAACCCTCTGCCCATTCTGGTGGCTGACGCATACATTCTTCGACGTATTGCTGTGCCTCGTCCACTTCTTCGTCCTTGACGCAACATGCTATACTGTCATGTACTGTCAAGACAACTCTATACCTCTTTGCTATTTGTAGCATTTGTTCACCAATAATGCAACGAGCTATCGCTTGGCACACGTTCTCTATTACCTTACCGCCATATATACGTACGCGACCACGTCGTGTTTTGTAATCAAAGTCATACTTACCATCATCAACAGTGAACTGTAAGTCGTCATAGCGTAAACGTAAGCCAGACGGTAATATTATATCTCTATCGTCTACACCTAGAACGCCTTCTTTACCAAACGTGTCACCATCTTTTAAAAACGACTGAGCGTTAGCCCATAAGTCTTTTATGTCTGAGTTTGAACTTCTGTAAACTTGTATTACACGTCGTGCTTCATGTAGCTCCATGTCAAACCCAAATGTCTTAAGTTGGTCTTGAAACTTCTGCGCTCCCATGCCGTACCCTGCGCCTAGAATTGTAGTCTTACCTACAAACCTCTGATCTTTTGTAATTTCGCTTTCTGCTACACCATATATTTTTGATGCCATCTTCTTGTAAACATCTTCACCCTTGGCAAACGCTTGGGTCAAATCGTCTTGTTCGGCAAGCCACGCCAACACTCTTGCCTCTATCTGTGCCGAGTCCGCGTCTATTATAGAGTATCCTTGTGGTGCAATTATGCCACGCTTTAGCATGTTTGCGTTCGCGCCACGGCTAGGTAAATTCTGTAAATTTATCTTATCATCACCGCCCCAACGTCCTGTATGAGCCGCGTAATATCTAACAGGCACGGGTAAAGTGCCTCGTTTTGCTATGTCTATGAATCTTTGTGTTCTTGTTTCTTCAAGTGTGCTTTTATTACCCAACCTGGCTGCAACAAGTGATTGAACTCTCTCGTCCTGATGTGTTAACAGGCGTTTGAACTCTTCGTCCGACTTCGCAAAAGCCCATGTCTCCTTGCCTGTGGTGGGGCTTA